CCACACTAGTTATCGCACCTTTATCAATACTTGAAGCTGCTTGGGTAGATGATATCAAGAAGTTTGAATTTCCTATTAATTATGGAGTTGCTTATGCGAAGAATCGTGCAAAGGTTTTTGCCGACGAAGAACTGGACATGGTCATTACTAATTTCGAAGCTGTCAACTTTCTACAGAAAAATCCACAGTTCCTTAAACGATTTGATACATTGGTGGTTGACGAATTCACAGCCTTTAAGAATAAGGATTCTAAGAGATCAAAAAATCTTAAACAGATTGTCTCATTCTTTGATAATCGGATTTTTATGTCTGGTACTCCTAATACCAATACTATTCTCGATGTCTGGCACCCAGTCCTGTGTGTAGATGACGGAAAGCGTTTAGGGAATAGGTTTTATTCTTTCCGAAATCAGGTTTGTACCCCCCGATTCAACGGCTTTGCAAACGAATGGACGGACAAACCCGGCATCGAACAAACAGTAGCTCAGCTGCTAAACGATATTAATATCCGTCATGCTTTAGAAGAGTGCATTGATCTACCTGACAATGTTACTCGTATTATGCATACCGATTTAACTCGAGACGTTAAACGTATGTATGACACTCTGGCAGAAGAATCTGTGTTGTATACAAAACAGGGCACTATTAATGCAGTAAACGCTGGCGCACGGGTTAAGAAATTACTTCAACTTGTAAGTGGAGCAGTCTATGACGAGGTTGGGGATACTAAATATATCCATCAACACCGATACGATATGATCATGGATCTTCTAGAAGTACGTAAACACTCCCTTGTAGCCTTTAACTGGAAGCATGAGCGAAATGCTCTAACACAACTTGCAGAGAAAAAAGGCTTTAGCTACGAGGTCATTGACGGAGAAACTCCTGCACATAAGCGAGTAGATATTGTTGGACGTTTTCAGGCAGGCCAAATTAAAGTTCTATTCGCACATCCTCAATCTGCAAGTCATGGGCTAACTCTTACTAAAGCAACAACTTGCATCTGGTGCAGCCCAACATATAACGCTGAACATTTCCAACAGTTCAACAGACGTATCCATAGAGCAGGTCAGTCCAGTAAGACAGAAACAATATTGATTGCTGCACGAGACACCTGGGAAGAAAAGGTGTACGAAAAGCTTAATGGGAAACTAGGCAAGATGGAGAATTTACTCCATGTCTTAAACAAATTACACAATCAGGAGGTAGTGTAATGGCAAAAGAAACAAATTTGAATGAACTTATGGATACTCTTGCAGCAACTCGTACTCAAATACGTTTGCTACAGCAGGAAGAAAAAGCCCTTAAAGTTCATCAAAACGATCTCGAAAGCGAAATCATGTGGAAGATGGAAGAGCAAGGGCTCGACCAAATTGCTAATGATAAATGTACTATTTCCAAAAAGAAGGAAATTGTACCTACAGTAGAAGACTGGGACGTCCTACATCAGCACATAATCGAAACAAATCGGTTTGAGCTGCTGCAAAAACGTATGTCTGCTACCGCTTATAGAGAACTTTTACAAATGGAAATGTCTGTTCCAGGAGTAAAAACAACCGAACTTACCAAGATTAATTATCGAAGTAAGTAATCCATTAACCATGAAACCAGAGAGGTGAAAGATGGCTGAATCAAAAGCTGTGTCCCTAGTATCCGAAACTGTGCCTGCACACGTTAAGGAAGCTACAGGTCTTGGAAACGAGAACGTAGGTAGTGAGCACTTACAGACCCCGCGGGTAAAGCTTCTACAACAAATGAATAGCGAAGTAGATGAAAATCACGACGCTTACATTAAAGGAGCTAAGCCCGGAGACTTACTGAATACAGTAAGTAATGAGATCTACGGTAAAGAAATCTATGTACTTAACATACATTTCACCGAAGACTTCGTTGTCTGGCGTAAACGTGAAAAAGGGGGAGGACTTGTTTCTACCTTTAGGTCACGTATGGAAGCAGATGAGGCGGTTAATAATCAAGAGGGTTCTCCTGATGATTATGAAATCATCCAAACTCAATCTCATTTGTTACTACGAAAAGATCCGGAAATGGGGGAATTAGATCCCACCCCATTTCTAATGGATTTTGCTGCCTCTAAACTGAGAGTATCCCGTGAATGGAATACTCAAATATCTCAGTTGAAAGGAGACAGATTCTCGTCACTTTGGAAGGTTTCTTCTGTATCTACAGCAAACCGAGCTGGACAGAAGTTCCAAAACCTTAACGTAGTCCGCCAAGGTTGGGCCCCTGATGAAGATTATGCCCGTGCCAAGCAGATATACGATGGGATATCAAAGAAATAAGCACGAAGATGCTTAGTGCGTACATTGCCTGGTAAGGTCTCTAGGTCGATGTACGCACTTTTTTCTTTTTATGCTATCCTGCTGGGTATGAACTTAAGCATACTCCTTGGAGTCTTTCTACTTACCACCATCGGTGGTTCTTATTTTTATATTAATATGCAGAAAGCTCAGATAGCACAGCTGCAAGTAGAATTACAAACTGCCGTTAATAATCAAGCAGTGCTGGAAAATACAATCGAACAACAAAATACTCAAATGCAAGAACAGCTTGAAAATCAACGTCTTACTCAAATTCGGATAACAGAGCTTTCAGAAGCTAATAATGCAGCTAGACAAGAAGTAACACAGCTCAGAAATACTTTTGCCAGACATGATTTGAATTCACTCGCTATCGCAAAACCCGGACTAATTGAAAATGCAGTCAATAGGGGTACAAAACAAGTTGGTCAGGATCTAACTGAGTTAACTAATCCAAGGCAATTCGATGGGCAAATGGCTACTGCTAATTAGCCTTATAGGACTACAGGGGTGTTCTACACTTGGGGGACTATTCGGGAAAGCAGCAGTACCTGAAGTAAAACCTGTCGAGGTAATTACAATTACCGAGCCCGCCCCAATGTACCATCCTTCCCTCCCGGAATCTATTGTGCCATCAGAAGTAGAATGGACCGTTTTAAATCCATCGGTAATGCGTGAGTACATAGAGAACTATGACGAGGGAAACGCCCCTGCGATGGCCTACTATGGATTAAGTTCGCAAGGGTATGAGAATCTTTCAAATAACTTTGCTGATATAAAACGTTACATCCGTCAAACTCTTAATATTATTAAGTATTATCGAGAGAACGACCCAACCAAAAAAGACCAAGAACCAGAAGTAGAGGTAGAAAGTGAATGAAACTGGTTTCATCACTAAAATCAACAAGAAACTCTCCTCTAAAATTTATAAATGGAAGATAAATGATCCATATCACGGAGGCGTACCTGATACTTACTACTCCGGGCCCAACTCTTTCTGCTTCGTGGAATACAAGTACAAACCAAGGCTGCCTAAAAAAGATACTTCGAAAATTAACTTTGGGCTATCTGCCCAACAGGACCTTTGGCTTACAACCCAGGCCGCATTCAATGTGCCTGTGTACGCAATAGTTGGCTGCGAAGATAAAATCGTATGTTTACGTACAGATTTCAAACGCTGCAATACGTTCACTAGAAAAGAATTCCTACAAGAAGCCATAGATCTGCAAGGGGTAGTGACCCTATTAGACTTACATTGTCTGGGGAGATAAACATAATGAGTTCAAATAGTTATGACATACCAAACCCTGATGACATGGTAAACAACCCTCCTCACTACAATACAGGAAATATAGAATGTATTGATGCTATAGAAGCAGCTATGTCCGAACAGGCTTTTGAGGGGTATCTAAAAGGAAACGTGCTAAAATACATTTGGCGCTATGAAAAGAAAGGCGGGACTCAAGACCTGGAAAAAGCAAAATGGTATCTTGTAAAACTTCTGGAAATAGCCAAAGTAAATGAATTCTTCTCCATTACAGAAGAAGACAAACTAGGAATGTAAATGTACGAATACAACTGCCAAGTAACACGAGTTGTTGACGGAGATACAATCGATGTCATTTTGGATCTTGGCTTCAAAATCTTATATAAATCCCGAGTCCGTTTGTTCGGCATCGATACCCCTGAATCACGTACCCGAAACAAGGATGAAAAAGTCCGTGGAAAGATGGCTTCTAAATTCCTTGAAGATTCAATTGCTTCCGGAAATGTCGTTATACGAACCGAGCTCAAGGACTCTCGAGGCAAGTTCGGTAGGGTATTAGGAACTGTCGTAGTAGACGGAGTGGATATCAATCAGGCTATGTGCAATGCATACCTGGCCGTGCCTTATTTTGGGCAAAGCAAAGACGAAATTGAAGCAGAGCACATTGAAAACAGAGAAAAGCTTATCCAATTAGGACAATTTATACCCGTTTCTTCCTAGCAGTTGCAGTACGTGCAAAAGATCTATTATGCCTTTTATTTCGTACAGCTAAGTTACTAGGGCTACTGTTTCTTGGATTCCCATCTTTATGATGGATGTCGTTATTATCACCCTTAGAGACAATGCCGTTACGTAACGCCGCCCTCCTGACTTTGTTACGTGCGGCTCTGTTTTTCTTTTGAGTGGCACTCCCTTGGTACTTATCGTACTCGTTTCGATAATTTCGTTTGGCAACCATTACTTATCCTTAGCTTTGCCAATGTTTATAGCTAGAATGTCTATAAACTTGTATAGCTTTGCAATCCACACGTCATCCTTTGGGGTTGGTGTAGATGCAGCAACAATGGATGCAACTGTTACAATAATAGTTGCGTAACTTACTAAATTGATTATTAATTCCATAGCAG